AGGAAATCGTGGTATTGAGAGAACTGTTTTTTATTCCAAACACAATAACGCTTTATTGTTTCCACTTTTTGCAAAAAATCAGGTAAAGTCATAGTTCTCTTTTTCCAATGTAAAGCTGCATCCATTTTTGAATCAATAGGGACCATAAGATACAATGGATACAAAGTGTTTGGCATTAAAAATGATTTACAAGACATAATATCACTTTCTTCTAAAGGTAAAAGATCAGTTTTTTCCGGAGGGTCAAGTTCAAATCCCAACTGCAAGTAATATTTCATTCTTGCAGCATGCTTGCAATAATTTGTGTATGCAGGTTTCCCATCATCACCAATTGCAATAAAACGAACTTCTTCCAGAACTTGATGCATGGTTATGAGCTCGATATTAAACTTGTTCAATTTCTTCTCACATAAATAAGTGTACAAAAATGAAACAATATTCACAACAGAGTTCTGAGGTAGAGTTTGATCTTTCCCAGTAGGTAAACCAGCTATCTTAATAACAGAACCATCATCCAACACAACGGTTGGGTTGTCACCACTTAATTGAATAAATAAGAAAGCTGTCCATTCTTCAGGAGTCATATATACAAAGTGACGTATAAAAAGGCAATAGCGATAAGTCATCCATAAGCGCATATGGGCATCCCATTTAATTCCATCATGGGGTAAACCAGTAGATGAAACTTCTTTGAGCCAATCCATAATAAGTGTCCAACCCCCTTGCCAAGGGTTGACACCAATCATACACAATTTAGCCCAAAAAGGTAATTCAGAGAAAGCTTTATTAAATCTACCAGCAATTTTGACAGAGCATGCATAAGCTTCAAAAGGCATGGTGAGTATTGTCCTCACCTTCATTTCCAGCAGCTTGGAAATGAGTCTCAATTCTTCTTTATTATGAGCCTGATAGAAATGTTTAGGTCGCTGCCCATTCTTACAGGCTTTGAAAAACGCTTCACATAGTCAAATTCATTTTCCATAGCTTCGCCTTTAGTCTTGTAATACTTATTCCAAAATACACCAGGAGAACCATCCATTTTCATCTGTTCAAATGTTTCATCCCATGAGTTAGTTCTTTGCATGGGGAGATAAGGTTCAAGATGTTCAGTAAAAATTTCCCAAGCTCGTTCCCAAGCCTGCAAATCAACTTCAGGAGGAGGTTGTTCTTGCAAAGGAAACTTATATTTCAGAACATCTTTATAATGAGTCTCAATGTTACCATGAGCCATAGAGTAAGGAGGTTCAGATAATTCCATTGGTGCAACATTCTTACTAACAAGCCAATCTTCATAGTAAGAGTTCTCAAGCTGCTTTGGTTTTCGATTATAAGCAGTACCACAAAAATGACCTTGGTACTGGTGCAACTCCAATTGTTCATTGGTCATAAATTGCTCAGCAGCAGGAGTAAGTTCTTCAACAAATTGAGGTGGTGGAATAGGTAAAGGCCACTCAAAAGGAGGGAGTCCATTTTGTGCTTGATCAACTTCACGCTCATAACGAGCTAAATCAACTTCATCAGATTCAGTCCAAGTATCAACATAAGGATTATACCTATCTTCAGGTTCAAACATGTGTGGCTGAAACATAATTGAGGGCTTCCTCAAATTAGGTTTCTTAAGCATAATGTAGAATGGGTCACATCCCACATAATCAGAGCCAAATTGTCCTAAATAGATACCAATGAACTTACCAGTAACAGAAACAATTGGTGACCCAGAATCACCAGGAACAAGGGTGTTGTTTTCCAAATTAATATGGATACGAGCACCTGAACGTTTAATAATTGCAGGTAATTGTTTCTTCAATGTAATAATTGTACAATACTGTGTTTGAGTATCAGCATCATAAATAAGTTGACCAACTTTAGGCACATTAAAATCATCTTTAAAAACAGCAAAATCAAAAGATGTAGTATTTCCTGAGTAAAGAAGTTTAGGCATAAGATCAACATGCACTTCATCTAAATGAAAATTTGTATGTTTAACACCTTGCACAAGAGAAAAAATAAGGTGCCCAGCAGTTACAATATAATCAGAAACACCAGTAAGAGATTCCAGTCTAACACGGGAAGCTACTCCATATGAAAGACCAGCAGGTGTCAAGAAGCTAAGCTTATAAACAGGTAAAGTAACCACTTGTGCATGAGAATCCATCTCTTCTTTACTATTATTATTGTTGTCATCCCAATACAATTCAGTATAAACCATTTCTTCACCTTCACGATTTGCCCATCTATCTTTGGAGGCATCACGCGCAAAGATTGAGTCTAAATAATCTATAACTCCTGTAGCAAATCGGAATGCAGTTTTATGTTTAGATGTTGCAACAACAATCTTTCCATCAATGATATCTTGCTTATGTGCTTGAAGATAAGTTTCAAGAGATTGTCTATCTTCCTGTGGTCGGAAGTTACGAATTCTATTTTTCATGAAACCATCATCTTCCATAAATTGAACTCCTTCATAAGTAAATAAGGTCTCAACTTTAATAGGTTTTCGATCAGCAGGCCTCTTCCTTAGAAAAGGTTTTCTATACTCATCCTGCATATCATAGTCTGCTATGTAATCATTATCAAGTCCCATATCAGCATCATCATAATTCTGTTTAGATGCTGCTTGCTTCTCAATGGCACGCATTTTAGCAGATGTAGTAGCACCTGAAGCTAACTTACCATAAACATCCTTAGTGGTAGTTTGTCCTCGTGCTCTATACCTATTATAAGTTCTTCCTCTCCTATCAAATTTGACAGTTTTTCCCATTTCTATCATCTTTTCAAGATGCTCATCATCCAATTCAGAAATAGATTCACGTTTCCAAATCTTCTTTTCTTCCTTAGTAGATAAGAAATAATACAATGTGGAGAGGGCAACAAGAACAACACCCAAAACAGAAACAATGACAACCTTATGTTGATCAAGGAAGTCTACAAAATCAGCTATCATAACTTTCATTTTTGAAGCTTTAATCTTTAATTCCTCTTTAGTAAAGAGTTTAGATCTTTTTGCAGATTTCAAGTGTTTTTCTCGGTCAGCTTCAGCCAATTTGTCAAGTATCTTTCTTTCACGCACAAATTCCTGCTGTGCTTGACAAATAGTTTGTGCCTGTGTTGAATCTAAAATTTTGAGATTTGTAAAAGCAGCTTCTTTATACAGTCCATCAACATACATCAACATCATTTCAGTTTGTTCCATACCAACAGATGAGATGTAATACAAATTATGTATCAAGACACCAACTTCTTCAGAATCAAGGATTTGAACAATAGGATAATGATCATTAGTCGCATAACCATAACGTGCTAAGTTTGCAGACTTGGCTCTAGCATAATTAAACACCGCATTTTTGTCCAAAAGTCCCTTGCATGTAGAACATGCAGGTTTTGTAGAAGGCTTAGAAAGAAGTGCAAAAGGCCACTTCTTTCCTACAAAATTGATTCCTTTAGGAGGACGATCATCATTCTCCCTAATCTTTTCATAGTCACTTTCGAAAGAAGTATCAGAATCAGATTGTTCTTGCTTTGTACCATGTTTGTCTTCTTCACCAACATGAGCAGTAAACTGTTGAACACCTCTCGCCATAGACAAAGTACCAGAAGAAGCATTAATCAAATGCTTAATCTTTG